GCCCCGGCAGCACGTTGCCGTAGTATGCGCCGCTCGCGTACTCCGGGCTGAAGTTGCGCGTGCTGTTCTGCACCACCAGCTCGGCCGTGTTGTCGCGCGCCATCAGGTCAAACGGCTGCGAGAAGCCAAGCTGCCACTGCGCGCTCATCAGCACGCTGGTGACTTCGGTGCCGAATGCGCCGGTGCCGTCGAAGTCGATGTAGTACCTGAAGACCGGCTTTGCCAACTAGTTCACCGCAAACTGCATGCCGCGCGCGCGTGCTTCCTTGCTCAGTTGGTTGAACAGCTCCGACGTACTCTGCACGCCGTATACGTTCAGCGTCCCGATGGCAAGCCCGCTTCTGCCCAGCGCGCCGTTAGGCGTGATGCTGCCGCCGGTGCCGGCTGGATTGAACAGCTCCGGTCCGTTCTCGCCGACGAGATATGAGCCAGCCCCGCCCATCACCGCGCCGCCGCCAGCCTTCTTGCCTGCCACAGACACAGTGACGCCCATCGCCGGCCCAGCGCCGCCAAACTTTGCGGCCTGCACTGCCTCGATAGTTTCGCGGATCGTTGTGATCTTTAGCGTCACCTCTTTACTCTGGACGCTGTTGTACTCTGACGCGATCTCGCGGAACTCTTTAGCCGTCAGCTTTGCAGCGTCTTGCGCTTTCTTCAAGTCCGGCTGGATGTGGTTTGTCACGTCGCCGCTGATGCTGTTCACGAACGATGCGAACGACGCAATGCCGGCCTCGTTCTCGCTGGCGAATGCGCCGGCGTATACCTTGCGCGCGTCTGCCAATGCGGTGGCCGCACCCTGCACCAAAAGCGTGTCTGCGATCGCCGTGCTGTTAGCGATGCCAAGCGCTGCCGCTTCGGCTTCGATGCGCGTGATCTCAACCGCGCTCAGGCCGTCTTTCGCATCGCTGGCGATTTGCTCCAGCACGATGCCTTCCTTGATGCGCGTGGCCACTTGCGTCTGCAGCAGGATGTCGGCTGCTTTGTCCGCTTCCAGCGCAGCAGTCGCCTCGCCCAGCTTCGTCGTGTAGGTTCCCGTTTCAACGGCTGCCAGCTGCACAGCCGTCAGCCCGGTGCCTTGCGTTGCCACCAGCAGCTTGTGCGATTCGTCCTGCTCGCGTATCTTAATGTTCAGGTGGTCCATCGCCAGCGTGTAATCTTCGCCGCTGATTTTGCCCTCGGCCTGCTTCTCGTTCAGCTGTTGCACGTCCTGCTTCAGGTCGCGGTGCAGCAGCGCCGACTTGTCGATGGCCTCGCTGTTGTCCTTGATCGTCCCGGTGCCGGCCAAGATCGCCGCATGGTTTTTGCCGTGCGCTGCGGTCAGGTCATCCACAACTTTCTGGTGCTTCGCGGTTGTCTCTGCCAGCTTCTCGGTGTCCTTGTCGAAGTCCTTCAGCGCACCGCTCACCAGCGTGGCGCTGCCCGCCTGCAGTGCCAGCGCTTCCTTGAGTTGCAGGATCGCATCCTTCGCTTCGTCAACCTTTGGCTTTAGCTTGTCGACCGCCGTGTAGTTCTCGTTTGTTGAGTCGGCCGCGCGGTCTGATTCGAAGACGCGCTTTGCGTCAGCTTCAGCCAGCAGTAAAGTGGCATTGCCCAAGTCAGTCACCACGGTCACCGACGACTTTGTGGCGTTGTAGTTGCCGCGCGCTGCTACTGATCCTTTTTCCACTACATCGTTAGCCTGCTCCTGCGTTATCAGCCCATCGTGTACTGCATCATCAAGTTCAGTAACGATCCTCTTGTTTTCTTTTCCGGCGTTCAACGCCTTGACTAGATTGGTCTCGAACTCTGCAAGGCCGGTGGCGGCGCTTGTGACATCTTCCAGAAACATGCCGCCCAGCACCGTTCCCAGCGTTGCGGTCGCGTCTTCCAAGTTACTCAGCGCACCGGTTGCGGTCTTTGACTGCTCGGCCATCAGCCCGCCGAAATCGTTCTCCATGCTTTGTGTCAGCACCTTGACGCCTTCGGCTGCTGGTATCACGCCCTTCTCTATCATCTTCTGCATCTCGGCTGTCGACACGCCGGCAGCGTCCGCCAAGTAGCGCAGCGCGGGCACCCCAGCCTCCGCAAGTTGCCGCAGATCGTCGCCTCCGATCTTTCCTTTAGCCCCCATCTGCCCCAAAGCAAGTGTGATGCGGTCCACGCCTGCGGATCCGAGCCCAAGCCCAGCGGCAGCATCGCCTACCGCCGTCAACGTCGGGATCACGTCCTCAGCCGCCGTGCCCATCGCAATCATGCGGCTGGCAGCCGTCGTCAAGTCTGTGAACTGGAACGGTGTCTTGGCCGCGAAGTCGCGCAGCTCGTCCAGCATGCCTTGCGCTTTCTCGCCGCTGCCCAGCATAGTGGTGAAGCCGACCTTCGTCTGCTCCAGCGCAGCAGCCAGCTCGAAGCTGCCCACGACTACATTCTTCAGCACGCCGACAATCGCCTGCAAGCCCATCTGCAATCCCAAGCCGCCAGCGATGGTTAGCATAGACTTGCCCATTGTTTCTAACGAAAGGCCCGCCTCTTTGGCCTTCTTGCCGGTCTTCTCGACCTCGTCGCCGGTCTTCTTCAGCGCCTCGCTGGCTTCGTCGACCGCAATGATGCGCACCTTTACATCAGCCATCGTGTGTCATCTCCATGCGCTCTATGTCGCGCACAAGCGCCAGCACCTGCGGCTGGCTGTTTGCCAGTGCCATCAGGTTGCCGGAGCTTGCCTTGAAAGTCTTGAATGCGTTGTATACGTTCAGCATGGCGGCCATGCGTTGCAGCATGCCAGCCGGCTGGTCAAGTAGACCGCCCTGCTCTGGCAGTGCGTGCCAGCGTTCACATTGCCATGCCATGCGTAATTCCATAGGTGCCTCGGCGCCATCGCGCGCGCAGCGCATGGCGTTTATTATGCTTTTGGGTCGATCTCCATCGCCTCGGTGTATACGCTGGCAAGCTTCTCGCTCAGCCAGCGCACAGCGCTCACCTTCATCTCGCCCACATCTGACAACTTCATCTCCGGCGACTTGATCCACCCCGAAGACACAGCTGCGCGCACTATCTCGCCCCGGTACTTTGCCAGCGGCAGCTCGGCCGCCGGCTTGATCAGTACCGCGAAGGCCTCGACGTGGCGCTGCTTTAGCTCATGCAGCACCACGTCAACGCCCAGCGACTCGTTTTGCAGTACCACCGCCTTTACGCGTTGGTGCCGACGGTCAGCGCGCTGTTGCCACTCAAGGACACAGACGCCACCACCAGCCCGTCATAGGGCGCAGAAAACTGCACGCCCGTCACAATCGCCGTGCCGCTCAACTTGATTGCACCGGACGCCACGCCTTCCGGGTTTACGACCAAAGTCTGCGAAGTGCCCGGCGCCAGCTCTGTGTCGAACAAGTCCGTGGTGTCATCGTATAGCATCTCAACGGTTGCCTCGAACGAAGTCACCGTGCTCAGCTGCCCACGGAAAGTGTCCGCTGCCGCCGTGATGTCCACCATGTTGATCGCAGTCGTGACGCTTGCGCTGCGCACGTGCGTCAGCGTGTCCGACCCGAACTTCACCACCAATCCTTTGCCTGAAAATACAGCCATGTTGTTTTTACCTCTACTGGTATTCTGTTATGTTGATTATCGTTTGGCAGCCGAAGAAGTTCTCGCCACTTCCAGCCGGCCACTCAAACACTCCGCGCGCAGTGCTTGCGCCTGTTATCTCACAGCGCGTGTATATGCTGCGGTTGGCCTGCAGCACAACCAGCAGCGCATCCGCATAGCGCATCGTGTCTGGCCACTCGTCGGCCACCCGACTCAAGCCCACCAGCTCGATTAGCGCCAGCTCGCTCACGCTGTGCATCACTATCCCATCGCCTACGCCAGCCGCCAGCGGGTTGAACATCGCGCTGCTGTCGCCGCGCGTCGTGCCCAGTAAGCGTGCCGGCAAGTTAGCGCCCGGCATACTTGCAGGCAAGCTGCTGATGTCGTAGGCCGTCGGCGTCACCGTGCCGGTTGCCTCTGCCGTGTAGCTCACGCTCAGCGCTGCAAGCGCCGAAACGATCGACCGCAGACTGCTCACCTGCTGTTCCGCCTGTACGGCTCCAAGATCGCCGCGATGTCCGCCGGCAGCCTGCCCGGCAGTAGCACCATCCCATCGCCCACGCTGACTGCGCGGTCCAGATCGGCGTTGCTCTCGCGCTGCCGATACAAGAATGCCACCAGCCGGATCGTTGCCGCCACTATGTCATCCGGCGCAGTCAGGCTATAAGCCCACTTTGCCAAGACGCTGATGGCGCGCTCGTTGTCTCCGGCGTTTGTCATCTGCCAGATATACGATGAGCTTGCCAGCATCTGCAGCCCATAGATCGGCGTGCCGTTTGCCGGCAGTGTCGTGCAGTCCGTGTTCACCACGATCACCGTGGCGTCGCCGTTGGTGATCGTGGTGATGGTCGCTGCCTCCAGCCCCTCACTGAAGTACAGCGTGCGCCCGTACACATCGAGCCGCGAGTTGAAGTAGTTCGTACTGTTCGCGCTCGCCTCGAATGTGCGGTGCGTGTACTTGTCCACCATCGCCTGCGCCCTCACGATCAGCGTGCCGATGAGCGTGTCATCGGTCGCGGTCGTGATGCCCATGTAAGTCTTGCACAGCGCAGCGGTGGTGTATGCCATGTCAGTCGTCCTTCTTCGGCTTTGCTACTGGCTTCGGCTTGGCCGAGGCCGTGCCCTTCAAGGACACGGCCCAGCCGAGCTTCACCAGTTCGGCCTCAAGCTCGTCGGAGATGGTCAGCTCTTCGCCTTCCTCGCCGACGTAGCTCGCGCCGTTGTTGCCGTAATCAGTCCCGGCCACTGCAGTGGTGAAGCGTACCGCTGCCATGACTAGGCCTGCGTGCCGTAGATCGAGCCTTCCGCAGTCGTTGTGGAAAAGCCGAAGCGTGCGTTGCTGAAGATCGCCGTCTGTCCGTACTCCTCGTAGAGATACGGGTTGCGGGAAACCACCAGCCCAGCGCGCTCAACCAGCACGGTGCTGGATGCGAAGTTTACCAGCGAGACCGACTTCAAGCCGGTTGTCGCTGCCGGCATAGCAGCCGACACGATCACTGGATAGCCGTACAGCATCGCGCCACTCTGCGAACTGCCAGCCTGCTCCACCTGATTGAAGGCGAAGTTGGTCGTGGTCAGTGCGCGGATCAACGCCAGCGTGGCGTTCTTCATCACCCACACCGGGCCGGGTGATCCGACGGTGTAAGGCTCTGGCAGTGCGAAAAACAAGCCAAGCACGTCAGCGATGGTCAGCGCAGCAGCACCCGCGAAGGTGTAGCCCGCTGTGCCGCCCGCCTGAATGCCGAGCGGTTGTGACGAGCCGGAGCCGGTCGCCACGTAGGTGTTCTCAACGTTCGCAAGGCCACGGCCGAGCACGTTGATCAAGAAGCCGTCGAGTGATGCCTGCTGATCTGCCAGCAGCTCATTCGATGCCTTGATCATGTTCGAGAAGTTGTATACAGCCACCAAGCGCGACGTGAACGTCGGCAGACTCTCGGTGTATGCACTCGCTTCCGTGCGCAGCACGAAGGCCGCTTTGTTGTTCTCAGTCGGCACCTGCACACTGTCCAGCACAGTCTGGATAATCATCGCACCAGCGCGGCGCGCGATTGACTGCTCGTCGCGTTTGGCGACGATCTGGTTATACAGCCCTTCCGGAACAAGCACACCGCCGGCGGTGCCGGTGCCTTCGGTCATGCCAGTCTTGGTGCTGCTGTAGTCCTCTGACTCGGTGCGGGTGTAGTAGTTCTTCTGTCCGGTGCGCAGCCAGTGCGTGAAGGCCTTGTGGCCGTCGTGATCACCGCCCAGCGCTCCAACTACTGCGGCTGCCTTGCCAGCCTCAACCTTCGGCTCGTCAATCTTCGCGGTCAGCGCAGCGATTGACGCCTTCAACTCTGCAATGTCGTTTGTGTTGTCCATCATCGTGTCCTCTGTTATGTTTACAATACCGTCGTTTTCGGTTGCCACGCTTGCCGATGCCTTCACGGCATCCTCTGGCGTTGCAGCTTCCCCGCTCTTCATCGTTGCCGCTTCGTTGCGCGGCTCAGCTGGCGTCGGTGTCAGTGACGCTTCAGCAACCCACCACATCTTGATCCATGACACGCTGGCGGTCTTCTGCTCCCGCTCCACCAAGTGCGCCACCGCGCCGCTTGACCAGCCCAGCTTGCCATCCTCTGCCAGCTTGTATATGCTGGCCTCGTACTCGTCCCGCAGCGCCAGTTGCGCTTCGACCCATAGGCCGATGTCATCCTTGCGCAGCTTGCCGCTTCCCAGCACGCGCTTGCCGATCATCGCGTCCTGCCCATGATGATACAACACCGGCAGCGCTTCGACCGTCCCCAGCTCAGTGTCGGCTGTGAAATAATCGCCGGTCAAGTCCGGGCTTTGCATGTCCGTGAAGCGCACCAGATAGCCGCCGATCTTGCCTTCGCCCAGCGCCTTGACTGCGCCGCCCACCATCTGCACGTTTATGTTCTTCGTCATTTTGCCACCTCGTATTTTCTGAATGTTGTCCGCAGTGCGTGCCCGTGCCCACGCTGCCGCGCGCTTGCTGTCCGTCATCGAGCCGCCGCCCCATAGCGCGTGCGCCACCACGCCGTTGCTCGGATAGCCTTCAGCACCCACCATCGCGGCCGGCGCGTTCAGGTCCACCATGTGCCGCGCGAACCACGCCGCCATGCGCGCCGCCTTGTCTTCCGACACGGTGCCGCCGGCCATCAGCCGTGCCTCGCGCAATGTCTGCGGTGTCAGGCCGTCTCCGCCGTAACCATCGTTCACCCAGCTGATGCCCTGCCGCGCGTTAGCCGCCATCCATGCCGGCGCGACGATCTTGATCTCGACCTCGTCTTGTCCCAAGTCCTCTTCGTCGCCCGGCTGCGGCTGCATCGACTGCTCCAGCTCGTCAGTCAGCGGTCCGCCCTGCACCCACGCATCGCACCGGCGCGCGCTTGCGCACTTAAAGTCGAACGCCTCGCAGTAGCCCAGATCGCCAGCGTCTACCACGTCCCACGCATCTACGCCGCCTATGCCGTCGGCGATGCAGGCGCGGATGCGGCTGGTAATGTTGAAAGCCGCGCAGTTGCCGCAGCGTGCCGTCTTGACTTCCTCGACCGATACGCTCCAGCGGTCAGCCGCCGCGCCCCAATAATCGGCGTTATCTTGCCCCGGATCAAGCGGCCCGTAGTTTGCCACCGCGATGGCGTTGTCGCGCGCTTCCAAGTTTGCCGCTATGTTCTGCGTCGCAATCGGGCACACATCACCTTCCGGCGCCTCTGTGTCGCCTTCTAAGCCGTTTTCAGCGTACTCGGCACCCTCTGCCCCCTGCAGCACAATCGCGCCGCTGTCGTCGATTTCGATGGTAATGGTTGTCATGATGTAGCCGCCGTCACGCCCCTGCTTGCCAGATAATCAGCGATTGCGCGCGCCACAACTTTGGCGGCAGACTGCGCAACTTTCGAATCAACTTTTTTGGCCATCTCATCCACCGATAACCAGCCGCGCCGTTTCATCGCGGAGCTTTGGCGCATAGTGTCATCAACTCCACCATGCACAGCTCCGGCATAGCGCACGCCCTCGCTAACAACTTCCACCACCAGCATGTTCTGGGAAATGCGCGTATTCCAGTTACCCTGCAGATCATCGCTGCGCAACTTGCCAACCGGTTTCAGCGCGTTTACCATCTTGACTTTGAAGTCCGTAAACCGCTTGCCGGTGTCCTCGTCTACATTCCTGAACTTTGTCACCTTTTGCACTCTCTGCTTGGCCACATAATAAGCGCCGTCTCCGCGCTTCCAGAATGTCTTGCCGCCCACTATGCTGTTGCCGCTGCTTGTGGGCTTCAATGCGTTGCCGGAGTAGCCCATCTGTGTCGGCCTGTACTCTGCCAACTTCTGCGCCGCTGTTGTCAACTCCATCATGGTCTCTTGCATCACCTTGCCCATGTTGATGTTTTTTAGCGCATCAGCAAACAGATTAGCATTCTCAAGTTCGATTGTAGATTTTGCCACTAGTCGAACACTCCAGCGTCGTCACTGTTTCCGGATACCTCGAAGCCAATACGGCAGCGGCAGTTAGGATGAGCCGGCGGTCCGTCCGCAAATTGCTTGATGTACACCTTTTCTTTTTTGTTGTCCAACGGACCGCACACCGGGCAAACGCGCTCATCGACGCGCGTGCTCCAGCGTCGCACCGGGTCTTCTCCGTACTCCTTCAGGATGTCAACAGCGCCATTCGTTGCGGCCGCCTTTGCGCGCGTGACTTCGGTCACTGCCGTCAGCGTTGCGCGGTATGGGCTGAATGTCGGATACAGCGCCGCCGTGATCTGCGCCGCGCTTATTGAAGGATCAAGCCCCAGCTTAGCCGCCACGCGCTGCAAGTTCTTGATCGTTGTGGCGTTCATCTCCAAGTTCAGCCGGGTGCCTGCCTCGCGCTCAGCGTAATCGAAGGCCGAGTTTGTCCAGCGCTCAGGATCAACTTCGATTGAACTCTGGCTTAAGTCAGTCTTGATCTGCACGGTGTATACGCCTTCCAAAATCGGCGCCAGCTTCTTCGCCAGCGCGTTGAACATCGCATCAGTGCCGGCATAGTCCACCACGCCGTTGGCTGCCTGCGCTTTGATGCGGCCGCCGAACCGGTTGAATGCTGCAGTCACAGCTGCCGCCACTTTCTTCTCGGCCTTTGTCAGCAGCTTCAGCGCCTTGTGGTTATCGTTCTCGAACAAGTGCGCCAAGTCCACGCTCGGCTCTGCCAGCTGCGTTTTGATGTAGCGCTCCAGCTCCGGCACCACCTGCTCGCAGTTGAACTCAAGCGCGCGCGCCAAGTCCTTGCCGGCCACTTTCGCCCACGCCTTCAGCTCCAGCCCCATGCTGTCCCGGTGCGCCTTCGCAGCGTACTCGTCGCCGCCCGTGCCGTCTGCCCAGCTGTCCAGCCACTCGTCATCATCCGGCTCAGCCTTCAGCGCCTTCGGTGCAGCGTCGACCGCCACCACCGCGCCGCTGGTTGTCACCGTCTCCAGCGCACTCGTCATGCCGGTCACGTCTTCCACCGCGTATCCCAAAATCAGCATCGCGTTGTTCAGCGGTATGCCGGCGTTCACCAAGTTCAGCAGCGCACCGCTGCGCTCGGCTTCGTCCTCTTGGTAGATCGACAAGGCTTCCGGCGTGAACTTGATCTGCAAGCCCATCGCGCTTAGCACCTGCTCGTTCAGCGCGGCCTCGTACATCATCAGCCGCGCCTTGATCGTGTTCTCATAGAACAGCCGCATGTCCGACTGCGCCGTCGCATAGTTTGCGCTGTCACTCGTCAGCAGGCTCAGCGGTATGCCGAAGGCCGCCGCTATCTCGCGCGTGGTGGTCTCGTGCATCTCCGGCATCGCCATCGTGTTGATCGCCGGCGTGATCGGCTGCACGGTCACTTCGCTGCGCATCGCCAGCACGCGCCACGCATTGCGCACGCCCTGCATGCTGCGCTTGAAGAAGCGCTCGGTGCGGTCCACCTCAGTCGGCGCCGGGTTGCCCGCAATGGTCAGCAGTGTCATCGGCTGCGCGCCCGACGCGAAGAAGCCGCTGGCGAAGTCCTGCATCGCAATGCGCAGATTAGCGGCCGGCAGCGCCACTTGTGCCGGCGCCAGTCCGTTGCCCACTTCCGTCACAAAGCTGAACTCGCGCATGAACAGCATGCGCTCGCTGTCCCACGGCCCGTACTCCATGTTGCCGATGCGCTGGCGGTATTCCGTCTTGCGGGTGCGCGCATCGTACTTGACCGTCATGCTGTTCGGCGTCAGGAATTGCAGCCCAACGGTGCGATTGCCGCCACTTGCAGGTTGTAGTTTAAGCGCGTACGCACCGCCGGCCACCATCAGACTGGCCTCCATCTCGCCCAGCAGTTTGCTCAGCGTTTGTGGAAATGGCCAGCTTACAAGCTTCTCACCTTTGCGCACGATGAACGGCACGCATGCCAGCGCGTTGGCGCGCAGCATCACTGCCCGATACATCTGCGGCACCTTGCCGTAGGCTTGTGTCGTGTTGCCGACGCCTTCCGGGTGGTCGATCATCTCCTGCGCCCAGCCCGGGATCGCGATGGTCGCCTTCGTGTGTCCGCCGATGTTGAGCAGTTGTTTTGTTGTTGTCATTACGCCCCGAATAGTACCACTGGCCCGCCGCGCGCCACTGCACGCCACGCAAGCGCAAGGCTTATAACGTGATCGTCGTGCATGCCACCCGGTGCTGAATAGCGAACAGCGCCCGACGGTAGGCGCTCGCTTTCGTATGCTTGCAGCTCAGTGAGCAGCGTGGTGTTGTTTGTCAGCCCGATGTCTCCGCGCTCGATGGCAAGCGCCAGCGCATCTATAAGTGGCGGCTTTGTGATTGCAGTGGTTGTGAACGACTGCACCGGCAGCTCAAGCCGCTGCAGTGCTTCCACCAGCGGCCCGCCCATTGAGTTGGCTTCCGCGAGTATAGCATACGGTTGCCAGCGCGCGTGCAATCTCTGCAGGCGGTCAAGCTGCAGCGCGTAGGCCGTGTCCTGCATGCGCTCGACTGCCACCACCTGCGCCGTCTCGATGCACATCACGGTAAACACCGTCGCGTCGTTTGTGCGCCCCCAGTCCACGCCCATCGCGTAGCTGCGCCCCGGCTCAGGCTCGGTCGGGTGCTCGCGCACGCAATCCAGCACGCCCCGGAATACGCCGCCTCCGTCCTCTACAAACTCAGCCAGCCACTCTTGCCGGTATGTCTGCGATGCCACGCTTTCGCGCGCCAGCTCGGCTGCCTTGCGGATGTTCGCCAGCGGGTTGTCACTGCTCGGTGCGGTCCAGCTGGCGTAGTTCTCCGTGTGCTCGGCACCGCGCAGCCACTCGCGCCAGAACCAATTGCGCCCCTTCGGCGTGCTGATCGCCACCAGCTTGCCGTCTCGGTCTGCCAGCGTCGGCAGCAGCACGTCTTGGTACGTGGCTTCGCTGACGCGCGCCGCCTCGTCGATGAAGACGTAGTCAAAGGCTTCGCCGCGCAGTGCGATGTCGTTGTCGGCGGTGAACACCGAGATGCGGCCGCCGTGCAAGAAGTTCAGGCTGCGGTCCGTCTTGTGCGCCTGCACCATGTCCGTCTGCGCGGTCAGGCTTTCCAAGAAGCGCCACATCGGCCGGCTGTTCGCATACGTCGGCGCCACCCATGCCACCTGCCCGCCCACGTCTGCCGCTGTCAGTGCCATCGTGCCGGCTAGGGTGCTCTTGCCCCAGCGCCGGCCGCAGGCGATCATCTTAATGCGTGCCGTTGCCGTTGCTATGTTCAGCTGGTCTGCCCGCAAGTGCGGCAGTGAAATTACCGTGGTCAAATACCTGCATCCTTATAGCTTCCCCATCTTCGCCGACGTGCTGCAGCTGCTGCGGGATCATGCCGTCGGCCCTGTTCATCAACGCCACCAGCATCGACGGCTGCGGCTCCATCAGCATCTGCACGTAGCAGCGCAGCACCACCAGCTCTTTCAGCGTGGCGTCTCCGCCCAGCTTGCGCAGCTCGCGCGCGATGGAAATGCACTTGTCGCTGGCGGCTAGTGGCGTCATGTCGCCCAGCTCGCGGATTATCTCCGCCCAGCTCTGCCCCTTCTTCGGTCGACCGTTCGGGTTGCCGGACTGCCCCGGCTTCCACTCGATCAGGTTGCTCTGTCTGCGCTTCTTGTTGGCCGCAGTCGTTGCCGGGTCTTTAGCCTTGCCCACTGTCCTCGATCCCCGTGGCGATGCTGTACGCTGCCAGCGCAGCCACCAGCGTGTTGGCCGCATCGTTGCCGGCCATGCCGCCGGTCTGCCACGCGCCGATGATCGCGACTGCCGATGCTACCAGCGCCCAGAACTTGCGGCTCTGCAGTAGGTTGTGGATTTTTAGCATTGTGATCTCCCTATATGTGCAGCGGTTGCTGTGCTGGTGATTGTACTGCATGCGCAATGCGTGCGCGCGCGATGGCGATGTACTCGGCGTCTTGCTCGATGCCGATGAAGCCGAAGCCGTCCATGCGTGCGGCCTTGCCGGTTGAGCCGCTGCCCATGAACGGGTCGAGGACCGTGCCGGCTGGCGGCGTTACGAGCTTGCACAAGTAGCGCATGAGGGCAGTCGGCTTGACGGTTGGGTGGTGGTTGCGTTGCGGCACTGGCTTGCTTGGCGTCTGCTGCGGCAGCGGCCCTTGTGCTTTCTCTCCGTATCGCATGGCGAGCCGTGCCTCCATCCCCTCGCACCCTTCGTCCCTGTCCGCCTTGCTCGCCTTCGCGCAGTAGAAGAAGCGCGCGGCGGAACCGGAGTCGGCGTAGCCCATATCATCCATCGGCGGCTTTGCGTTGTCGCCGCCGAACGTATTGCCGCCACTATTGTGACGCACCGCCGTGCCCGCCTTAACGTTTGGGAACAGCTCCGTCACCTCGTCGCTGCCGTCGTGGATTAGGTTGGCTGGCCAGCGACCGGAGGCGCGAACCACTGGCGCATCGTGGAATTGCTTGACGCCCCAGCCGCCATCCGTCTTAGCAAAGCGGTTGGGATCGCCTTCCAGTGCGCCTTGCACCCTGCACCCGTCGATGTTCATCGCCCCTGTGCCGTGCGCCAGCACATTCGCCGCAACTGTGCCTTCCAGCGGCTTGCGTGCCACGATGATCGGCTCCCACGCTGGTTTCAGCGCCGTGCCCCAGCCGTTCCACTGCCGCGCGGCTTCCGTGGCTGGTGCGGTGATGTCGAGTATAGGCTTCAGCGCATCAGTCATGAGCTTATTTGTTCCGTTAGGCAGCGCACCAATCTTCCTTCCCACAACTTCCCGCTCCGCTCCCGCCGCCTTGTCGATGCCCTTGCCCACATTATGCGACTTCGGGAACCCGCTGCCGTATACCCACATCACCGTGTCGCGGATCTCCCAGCCTGCGTCCTCAATCGCCACGGCCAGCCGGTGAAATGTGCGCGTGCCGCCGAACGCCAGCAGGTGCGCGCCCGGCTTCGCCACCCGCAGCGCTGCGCTCCAGAACGCCACGCCCGGCACGCCGTGGTCCCAGTCCTTGCCCATGAAGCTCAGCCCATACGGCGGATCACATACCACGGCATCGACGCTGGCGGCTGGCAGCCCGGCCATCACCGCACGGCAGTCACCGTGCAGCAGGTCTAGTACGGCCACTTGAACCAGCGCGCCACCAGCACAAGCTCCACCGCTATGCCGGCAATCAGCACCGCCGCCATCAGCAGCCCCGCCATGAAGTGCTTGTTGTCCGGTGTCATGCGATGTGCCCCAGCATCTGCATCGGCTCGCAGCCGGCCATGTCAATAAACGCATTCAGCCGCTCAGCCAGCCCGCCGTTGACCGTGGCTTGCGTCTTCGTCTTTTCTGTGCGGTGCTCAATCACTGCGCCGTTTTTGTCCGTCAGCTTTTTTACCAGCAGCACTTGCCCGCGCACGATATACAAGAAGCCCAGCAGCGGCACCCGCTCGCGCCTTGCGCAGTCGGCCGCATACTTTATTTTCGCCTCGGTAATCAGCCAAGTGTTTTTATACCTGCGCACAAATTCGTGATAGTCCACATCAGCGCGGCACTTGGTTTCGACCAGCGCCCGCACTTTGCCGTCCTGCATCAGCCAGCCGTCGAACGGCTCCGGCTTGTCCTTGTCCGTGTGCTTGATTGTATAGCCGGGATGATAGCGCTGGAATATCACGTAAGCGTGCAGCTCTTGCTCCTTCGTAACCTTGCCGGCTGGCGTCAGGATGTCAAGCGCGGCGCTCATTCCATCACATAAGCCGGCGAAGTAATGCACCCCGACGGACACAGGTAATCAGTGATCACGTCGGCGTCTGGCCACCACGCTGGCGCCGGTTGCAGCAGGTCGATGAAGGCGCTGCCATCGTACAAGTCTTGGATCGCGCCGCCCCGGTCGACGCAGTAGAAACTGCGGTTCAGCTTCTCGATGAAGATGCGCTGGCGCAGGTCTACCGATGGCGGGCACGCCGCGCCGACGCCCGCCCAGCTGCTCCACGGCTCGCCCAGTAGCTTGCTTCGGCACGTGCCGCCCATCGGGTGCTGCTTGTCCTTGATCCAGTTCGTCGGGTAGCAGTTCGTCCCGCCAAGTGCCGGCCAGTAGTAGCTGACGCGCACGATGAACACCTTGAACGGCTTGTTTGCCGGCAGCGCGGTCATCGGCTTCGCGTCTGGCGTCGGCTGTATTTCGCCTGCTTCCGGGTCGTGCTCCGGCGGCAGGCTTACGGTTTTGGGATTGGTGCTGCCTTCGGGAAGATGTAGAACGTCGAGCCTTGCATAATCATAATGGTGTTGCCGGCTGCGTCCTGCAGCATCATCGGCTGGCCCACGGTCATCGGCGCCACGGTTGCGGTCGGTGCTGGCGGCGTGGCGGTCTCGGCGTGCGATGTGCCGGTGCTGCCAGCCACTGCCAGAGTCAGCATGGCAGCGCCGATGAAGGCGGCCACGCTCAGCTTGACTGCTGCGGTCTTCGTAACGGTCGGAAGTTTGAACGGAATGTTTTTCATCATGGTCTCCAGTATAGGCTATTAACGCGCTGGCCGTTTTGCCAGCAGCGTGACGGTGTCGAACTCGCAGCCGGTGCTCGTGTACTCGTAGTGCGTGCCGCAATCCACGCCGAAGATGCCGGCCATGCACTGCG